CCCCCTGTCTTTCCAAGCAATCTCTCTCCAAGAGCAGCCTCAGTCATCCCAGACAATCCATTCGTAACCGAAACCAATCCAGCCATTAACTGATGACTACCAAAGCAGCCTCAGCCAAAAGAGGGGCAAAGAAAAAACCTTTAGTTGGCCACGTAAAACCACGTGTTCATACGCCTTTCTTAAAAGGTGCTTCACGTGTGCAAGAGGTTTCTGATTTAGCTGAGAAAATTGGGATGCCACTGCTCGAATGGCAGCAGTTGGTCTTAAAAGACATGCTGACGATTGACAACAAAGGGGAATTCAAGCGTAAGACCTTGGGGTTATTAATTGCCCGGCAAAACGGTAAGACTCATCTAGCTCGTATGCTTATCTTGGCTCATCTCTTTCTTTGGGATACAAAGATGATCATAGGTATGTCATCCAACCGAAATATGGCACTTGATACCTTTAGGCAGGTTGCAAACGCTATTGAGGATAATGACTTTCTAAAAGCACAAGTTAAACAGATTAGATTCGCTAACGGACAGGAAAGTATTACTACCCTAAAAGGAAATCGTTACCAGATCGTCGCAGCAACCAGGGATGGCAGCCGGGGACTTAGCGCAGGATTTTTATTCATTGATGAATTACGCGAAATCTCTGAAGAAGGTTGGAAAGCAGCTAGACCAACAACAAGAGCAACAGGTGGTCAGACATTAACGTGTAGCAACGCCGGCGATGCGTATTCTGTAGTGCTTAATGATCTCCGCGAGCGTGCTTTGTCATATCCATCACCTACACTTGGTTGGTATGAGTATTCTGCGCCAGCGCATTGCAAGATTGATGATCGTAATGCTTGGGCTATGGCTAATCCCTCGCTTGGCACTCTTATTGATGAAAGCACTCTCGAAGAAGCGGTCGCAACAAACCCAATAAACAATACGCGCACGGAGATGCTTTGTCAGTGGGTTGACAGCATGACATCACCGTTTACAACGCAAATGGTTACTGATACAAGTGACTCAAATCTTCAGATTACTCCTGGTGGCAACATCGTTTTTGCAATTGACGTTTCACCATCTAAGAGATCGGGCGCATTATTAGCTGGCAAACTTAACCAGGCCACAGGAAAGATAGAACTTGGGCTTATGCAGCTTTGGACTAGCGATGTTGCTATTGATGATTTAAAAATGGCGGCAGATGTTCACACATGGGCGCAAAAGTTCAAACCACGTGTAATTATGTATGACAAATACGCGACTCAATCTATTGCCCAACGCCTCCAGCAAAGCGGACAAAAAATGGAAGATTGTTCCGGCCAATCCTTCTACCAGGCGTGCGGTGAGACTCTTGATAGTTTTGTGAATCTCCGGTTGGTTCATTCGGGGCAAAAAGAGCTTGTCGAATCTTGGTTCTCAGTGGGTGCAAAAACTAATGACGCCGGCTGGAGAATTGTACGTAGGAAATCAGCCGGAGATGTGACGAGCGCGATTTGCAGTGCCATGATTATTCATTATTTAACACGCCCACAATCAACACCTCAAATATATGTTTGATATATGTCTCGATATATGAGACAATACTTGCCAAATAGGGTAGGATTGGTGTATGGGTTTATTCTCTCGCTTTAGCAGACCACAAGTAATCGAAGCGCAGTATGCACCGCCAGTAATGGCCGATACTTATCAATATCAAATTCCTTACAACCTTTTATCTATTGACAGAATTTCAGCAATGTCAATTCCGGCAGTTAACCGTTGCCGCAATTTAATTTGTAACACAATTGCTGCAATGGAACTATCTTTAGAATTGAAACGCACTGACGAAGATTTACCAAAACCACCTTGGATGGATCAACCATCACATAATCAACCATACGCTGTAACTATGGCGTTTACAGTTGATAGCTTGTTATTTTTTGGCGTTGCGTATTGGGAAATTGTTGAAGTTTATGCGGACTCCGGTTTTCCTTCACGTTTTAACTGGGTTGCTAACTCTCGCGTCATCCCTAAATACAATAAAACAAATACATTTATTGAAGGCTATCAAGTTGATGGAACTGTTCGCCCAATGTCGGGAATTGGAAGTTTGGTTACATTTCAGAGCATGACAGATGGTTTGTTAAATGTCGGCGCACGCACTTTGACGGCAGCTTTAGATTTGGATCGTGCAAGTAGCGTAGCTGCGGCCACACCCATGCCCAGCGGTGTGTTGAAAAATACCGGAGCTGACTTGGGTGAATCCGAAGTTCAAGGATTACTAGCTGCGTGGCGCAATGCCCGCAACAATCGTTCTACTGCTTACCTTACAAGCACATTAGAATTTCAACCTGCATCATTCTCACCTAAAGACATGATGTTAAATGAAGCAAAGCAATACATGGCAACTGAAATTGCTCGTTTAATGAACGTGCCGGCATATTACATCAGTGCTGACATGAACAATAGTATGACCTATGCAAACGTTCAAGACGAACGGCGTCAGTTTGTTTCGCTATCTTTACAACCATACATTTCTGCGATTGAAGCCCGGTTGTCTATGAATGACATAACCCCTTCAACCCAATACGTGTCATTCGATTTGGACTCAGGTTTCTTACGTGCTGATCCAATGCAACGTCTATTAGTTATTGAAAAAATGTTAGCACTTGGATTAATTACAGTTCAAGATGCTATGGCAATGGAAGAACTATCACCAAATGGGAGTGCATCAGATGCTATTAACGTTTAGTCAAGAAATACAATGCGATCAAGGCCGCAGAATTATTGCTGGCAAAATTGTTCCTTTTGGACCTGTCGGGATGACTTCCGCTGGCCCTGTTGTTTTTGAGCGCGGGTCAATTCAAATAGATAACTCACAAAAGATACGCCTATTGTTAGAACATGACCCAAAGGCTCCTCTAGGCCGCGCTCAATCCTTCAATGAAACACAAGATGGTATTTACGCATCTTTTAAAATTTCAAATACAACACGTGGCAACGATGCTCTTATTGAAGCATCTGCCGAAGAATCATTACGCACAGGATTATCTGTTGGTGTTGAAGTTTTAGCTTCATACCCTAAAAATGGAAATCTTGTTGTTAGCAGCGCACGTCTAATGGAGGTCTCATTAGTCCAGGCAGCTGCTTTTGGCGATAACGCCCAAGTAACCAGCGTTGCAGCGTCAGCAAATGACGAAGCACTAACCGAAACCCAAACTAACGAAAGTGAGGCTCAAGTGGAGATTACTCCAGAAGCCGTAGCACCTGAGGCAGTAGTCGAAACCCCTGCGGTTGAAGCCTCACGCCCAGTAGTAACAGCAGCAATGTATACAACACCACGTATTGAACTATCTAAGGAAAAATTCCTAGAGAACACAATTCGCGCACAATTTGGAGATGACGATGCTCGTCAATATCTTCGTGCAGCAGCAAACACAACAGACAACGCTGGACTTGTTCCAACACGTCAACTAACAGAAGTTATTAACCCACTTGCAAACGCAGACCGGCCATTCATTGATGCGATTTCTCGCGGAACCCTTCCGGACGCCGGAATGACCTTCGAAATTCCAAAAATTTCACAGGTACCAAGTGTGGCCGTGACCAGCGAAGAAGGCACACCTTCAAACACTGATCTTGAAGATTCTTATCTTTCAGTTTCGGTACAGAAGTTCGCCGGACAACAAACATTCTCAGTTGAAATTCTGGACCGGTCATCTCCGGCATTTTATTCCGAGCTTGTTAAGAACATGGAGTTTGCGTACGCTAAAGCAACAGATGCACGCGTTGCAACAGTTGTAGTTGGCGCAGCGACAGATGGCGGTAACCGCACAATGTCAGCAGCAAACCTTCTTGACTTCGTAGCAGATGCAGCAGTATCTGTTTACTCAGGAACACTTGGATTTGCACAAAACATTATTGTTTCTCCGGATCAATGGGGCGCAATCATGGGACTTGTTGATTCAACAAACCGGGCAATTTACACTGCTGTTTCTCCGGTTAACGCCGGCGGTAACGCTGCACCAACTTCATTGCGCGGTAACATCAACGGCTTGAACCTTTACGTTGACCGTAACCTTTCAGGAACAGGCGATGGAACAATCGTTGTTACTAACCCAGATTCATACACATGGTACGAGTCCCCTACCTTCAAATTGGAAGCGAACGTAATTGCCAGTGGTCAAATTAGCGTGGCCTATTATGGCTACGGAGCGATTGCCACAAAGGTAGCCGCCGGTGCTTACAAGTGGATGGTTGCATAACTAACACTTAGCAATAGTGTTGAAGGGGCTTTGTAGCCCTTAGCCCCTTCAATTTTAATTAGAGAGGGAATTATGCCAGCAACATACGTTACCGAAGCGGAGCTTAGGTCCACACTTGGTATTCAAAACTTATATTCCTCGACAATTGTAGAAGAATGTTGCCAGGCTGCTGAAAATATAATTAAAAGCCATTTATGGTTTAACAACTATTATGCAGCTGCTAAAAGTTTGACAGACAATGTAGCGACACTTTATTTCCAACAACCACATGGTATGTATGTTGGCCAGAGCGTGACGATCTCTAATGCGGGTAGCCCCTTTAATGGAACAAAGACAATTACTGAGATTAATGGCGCAACACAAGTGTCTGCCCTTAACTATCAAAATTATTCTTTAATTGCATATAATTATTCAATCTCCTACGCAGCAACAGGTTCTAACCAGGTTAAGAATCCAATCCAACCATTTGCTACAGTAGCTGCAACGACTAACGTAGATTTCGCAACCGTGCCTGAAGTTAGAGAAAGCGCACTTATGGTTGCAGTTGACATTTGGCAAGCAAGACAACTTTCAAATGCTGGTGGCGTTTCACCAGATGGATTTACTCCGTCCCCTTACCGGCTCGGAAATACGCTTCTCGCGCGGGTCAGAGGTTTGCTTGCGAATTACCTAAATCCGAATGGATTAGTCGGATGACAGTTGCCGTCACAACTCTCCGTTCTACCATTGCAACGGCTTTAAGTAATCCAACGGTTTGGTCGGTGTTTTCATACCCTCCGGCCAGTCCGTTGGCCAACAGTTGCGTCATAGAACCAGATGATCCATATATTGTCCCAAGCAATAACCAACATATAACTATTGCACCTTTGGCAAACTTTAGAATTAAACTTTATCTTCCATTATTAGACAATCAAGGCAGCTTGATGGACATGGAAGAATTTATTGTTGACGTATTTACTAAACTAGCGGCATCTTCGCTAAACTATAACATTGGCTCTGTGTCTGGAGTATCAGTTGATACAACAGCTGGAGACCTACTCACAACGGAAATCCGTTTGAGCATACTCACGAGTTGGGCATAAAAATGACTAATCTAACACCTGAAGATTTGGCTTTTCTGAAAAAGATTGGTCAAATTGAATCCACCCCAAAGGCACCAGCCAAGAAAGACGAGGAATAAACAATGGCAATTTTCTTAAACAACAAAGTTGGCTTCAAGATTGCAACAGTTGATCTATCAGATCACGTTACAGCCTTTACGCTAAACCGCCAAGCAGATCAGCTGGAGGTCACGGCGATGGGTGATACAGCTCACAAATTTGTGACCGGGCTGTCAGCTGACACCATCACAGTATCATTCTTGAATGACACAGCAGCAGGTTCAGTTCTTGCTACTCTACAAGCTGCATACGGCACAACCGTAGCCTTCTCAGCACTACAAGAAAAAGGCACAGCAGTATCAGCAACAAACAAACTTTACACAGGCACAATTCTTGTGGACAACATTCCAGACATCTCTGGTGCTGTCGCTGATGAAGCAATGTTTGACATCACATTTACCTGCAACAGCACAACCGTTGTAGCAAGCACAGGCACATTCTAAACAACTAAAAGAAAAGGGCTAAAATGGCAAAGTTAAGAATAATAAGAGTGGATGGTAGCGATACCACTCACGTAATCACACCAGCAATAGAGTTCGCTTTTGAAGTCTATGCAAAGAAAGGCTTACACAAAGCCTTCCGCGAGGATGAGAAGCAGACTGACGTTTATTGGTTAGCCTGGGAATGTATCCGCAGATCGGGAGAAACTGTTAAGCCTTTTGGCGCAGAGTTCTTGGATACGCTTGTTCGTGTGGAAGTTCTTGATGATGACCCTTTGGACTAACTAGGGATTCCCTTCACTACCTCATTGCACGAATGAGCCTAGAGACGGGAATTCCTGCACAATCTTTTATAGATATGGATGTGCGAATGTTCAAGACTTATTTAATGGCTATGAAAGACAGGGCAAAGGAGATGAAGGATGGCAACGCAGGTAAAAGGCGCTAAAGAACTGCGCTACGC